GATACTACTTTCACTTGGAATGGTGGTACTAAGGGTGGGGATATAGACAGCATCATCAAATGTACGATTGTTTCTGCTAACACATGGTATGTAGAAGCAGTGTGTTTTGGAGCTGGTGGTGGGGCTGGAGCTACTCCATTTAGTGCTTAATACTAATTTTAAGGAGTAAATTATGGCTGATGCACTGACGAGCCAAGTAATACAGGACGGTGGGCGTACTGCTGTCCTTAAATACACAAATATTAGCGATGGGACAGGGCAATCGGCGGCTGTTTTAGTGGATGTTGATACGTTATCTGCTGATCCCGTAACAGGGCAAGCTTGTACAGGTGTGACCCTTCAGACGATTACTTTCTCCAATATTGGGATGGGAGTAGAGCTGTTGTGGGATGCGACCGCTAATGTTCCTTTATTGAATCTTCCGCAGGATTGGGAAGACACCATCGACTTTTCAGCTTTTGGAATTCCTAATAATGCCGGAACGGGTAAAACGGGGGACATTCTAGTTACTACGGTTAACCATACATTAGGAGATACTTATCTTCTGGTTCTTACAGTGACTAAAGATTACGCTGCTCCCTGATGCCCAGTAAAAGTAAAAAACAAGCAAAGTTTATGGCGGCAGTAGCTAATAACCCTAAATTTGCTAAGAAAGCGGGAGTACCGCAAAGTGTAGGACAAGAGTTTGCCAATGCAGACAAGAGGAATAAAGACATGCCAAGTAAATTTAACAGTACAGGCAACAAGCCGGGTAAAGCTGTGAAAAAGGGGTACAAACGCGGCGGAAGAACGGCTGCGGATAGTGCTAAAGCTAAAGCGGCGCAGCAGTATCCGGAGCTTCCGTTTCACAAAGCTCTAATGAAGGGTGTAAGAAAAAGTGGAGCACACCCATTTAAGACTGGTGGTAAGGTTCACGATGAGAAAGTTTTACGTAATCTTGATGATGAGGTTTATCGGATTGCCCCTAAAGAAGCTATGGGGGGCGCTGAAGGTAGGGATGCGAGGGATGAAAGGCGCCGTATAAACAGGGAAAAAGCTTACGAAAAACGCCATATGAATAAAGGCGGTAAGGTCAAAAAACAAGGATATAACGACCGTTTAGATGAGTCTTTAGGCGCTAGGGATGGCAAGAAGTCTCAGAGTCTCAAGTCTCGTAGAGATGAGAGCAAAGGGATGGAAAAAGCTATGGGCAAAGGTGCCTATTCCGGTGCTACTACTATGATGTCTGACGGCGGTGAGGTTCAGAGTGCCCATGACCGTAGGGATGAAAGCTTGGGGTCTACAAAACCTCGGGGCTGGGGAAAAGCGCGGCGTGGGTGGCAAGGTCGCTACGATTCAACCAAACGACAACGCTAAGACATTTATCACTAAGGAGAAATGCTATGACTGGTTTATTTGGTAGGCCGGATCCAAACGCGAAAGAAGCACCAAAAGCCGCACCTAAAAAAGCGCCTAAGAAAAAGGCTGCAAAGAAAAAAGCAGCTAAATAGGAGTATTCATTATGATGCGATCAAGAGGCATGGGAAAAATCAACCCTTGTAAAATGCCTGGGGGTAAAAAACCTACGGCATTGAAAGACGGGGGCTGGATTCAGAAAGCTATTAAGAAACCCGGCGCTTTGCGTAAAGAACTTGGTGTAAAGAAAGGGGAAAAAATACCGGCTAAGAAGTTGGATGCAGCCGCCAAGGCTTCGGGAAAATTGGGGCAACGGGCACGTTTGGCTAAAACTCTCAGGGGCATGAACTAAAAGGCGAAGCTAATGGCTACTTCGGGTACAGCCACATTTACAATGGACTTTACAGAAATTGCTGAAGAAGCATTTGAACGTGCTGGCAAGGAACTCCATTCGGGCTATGACCTTAAAACAGCACGCCGTTCAATGAACTTATTGACTATTGAGTGGGCCAATCGTGGCATTAATATGTGGACGATTGATCCCGGTTCAATAGACCTTATCAAAGGGACAGCTACGTATGACTTACCGGCTGCGACTATTGATTTGATCGACCAAGTTATAAGAACGAATGCAGGTAGCGCTACCCTTCAAAGTGACCTTAATCTCTCTCGTATAAGTGTTTCTACTTATTCTTCGGTTCCAAACAAATTGACACAAGGTCGGCCTATTCAGGTATGGGTAGACAGGCTTAGGGACAATCCCACTGTAACTGTGTGGCCTGTCCCTGATCAATCAAGTACTTATGTACTGAGATACTGGAGGTTGCGGCGCATAGAGGATGCGGGATCAGGAGTACAAACGCCTGATATGAATTTTAGGTTCTTCCCTGCACTTGTTTCGGGGTTGGCTTATTACATTGCTACTAAAATACCGGATTTAATGCCCCGTGTAGAAATGCTCAAAGCTCAATATGAAGAACAATATGCCCTGGCGGCCGCTGAAGATAGGGAGAAAGCATCTATTAATTTAGTACCTCGCTCTTATGGGGTGAGTTAATAATGAGTGAAAGATTCGCATCAGGCCAAAATGCGTTAGCAGAATGTGACGTTTGTGGGTTTCAGTACAGGTTGCGGCAACTTAAGCCTTTGGTGGTCAAAGCTGTTGTAACAGGAATAAAAGCGTGTCCAGAGTGTTGGAACCCGGACCAACCGCAATTAATGCTCGGTGTTTTTCCGGTATCTGATCCTCAAGCTATACGTGATCCACGACCTGACTTTACGGGGTATCCCCAGAGTCGGGCAAGAATACAGCCAGTTGACCCTCTTTATGCTTTTGGTCATATTGGGTTGGTTACCATAGTCATCACTTAGGAGGTAAACATGGCTAAAGAAAAAGCAGTAAAGGTAAAAAAATGGCCCGGTGTTAAAGATTACAAGCCAGGTACTACAGTCAATTCTCCTGAACGATCTTCAGGTTTTGTAAAAACCAGTGGGGTGAAAACACGCGGGAACGGTGCGGCTACTAAAGGAACAATTGCTAGAGGGCCAATGGCGTAGTGAACTACACTGACTTAAAAGCCAACATACAAGATATCTGTGAGCATACGTTTACAGCAGATCAATTGGCTATGTTCACTCAACAGGCGGAACAGCAAATTTATTCCTCGGTGGATCTTCCTGCAATGCGAACTAACCAAACAGGTACTACCACTATTAATATCAAGTACCTGACGATGCCTACGAATATGCTTTATGTATATTCATTGGCGGTTATAGATGGCTCAAACAATTATCACTATCTTATTAATAAGGATGTGAGTTTTATTCGCGAGGCGTACCCAGTGGCTGCGACTACTGGAAGGCCCGTACACTACGGTATTTTTGGAGATGGTACTTTTATTTTGGGACCAACTCCTGATGCCACCTACGCTGCCGAAATCCATTTTGCCGAGTATCCCGAGTCTATAGTTACAGCGGGTACTACGTGGCTTGGGACTGAGTTTGATACAGCGTTGTTAAATGGAGCCCTGGTGGAAGCAATACGGTTTCAGAAGGGGGAACCGGATCTGGTAGCGTTATATACAGATATGTATAGCCGTGCCATATTGCGCCTTCAAAATTTGGGGTCGGGCAGGTTAGAAACAGATACATACCGTTCAGGGGTGGTAAGAGTACCCCCCAACTAAAGGATAAATTATGTTAAGTGCAGCAGGTGATGTAGAGGTAGGAATAGTTAAAGTAGGTACCGTATCTAACCGGGGTTTTACACCTGAAGAAATAGCGGAGCAAGCTTTAGATAGGATTATCCATATAGGTAATAACTCACATCCTGTTATACAGGCGCAAGCGGAAGCATTTAGAGAAGAAATTAGAGGGGTCTTGGTTAGTTATCTACGCCAAGCGGTGGCTTCACATAACACTACATTAACCAATCGTTTCAAGGATGCTGGGCATCCCGAATTAGTAAAACTCTTAGAGGTATAACATGGCAATCACAATCACAACGGCAATGCCTACAACGTTCAAGGTAGAACTTCTTAAAGGTTTGCATAATTTTACGGCAGGTAGCACTAGGTTCAAGATGGCACTTTTTACTGCTACAGCTTCAGGAAGTGGCACGTATGGTGCTGCAACCACTAATTATTCTGATATGGGTTCGGACGAACTCCCCACCGCTACAGGTTATACCAGACCCGGCGAGTTTCTTACGTCTGTTACACCCACCTCCGATGGCACTACCGCTATCTTAGATTTCAACAACGAAACGTGGGCATCATCTACTTTCACTACTTGTGGGGGTTTGATTTATGACACCGGAGATTCAGACTCAGCTTGTGCTGTATTGAGCTTTGGAGGGGATCAATCAGTAAGCAGTGGTGATTTCCAAATCCAATTCCCAGCTCCAGCAGCAGCTACTGCGATCATTCGTATAGCCTAACAGGAGCCTGTTGTGAGCGGGTGG